AAATAATATTTTCGCGATTTAAAGCAACTTATATTTTATTTGCTGATTATGTAGCAAATAAAATCGACCAACACCACAACTAACACTTTTGCTCTAAAAAGTTCTTTTTACTTCAGGCTCATCAAACTCTATATATATGTTGCTCCAACCGCAATTTGGAAGTTCTACTTTTACATTCTTACGCCAACCTTGCAAATATCCCGAAAATCCACGCAAAGATATCTCATCATCAAATACAATTTTTACTCTAGGATATAAACTACTCATACGCGAACAAAAACCATACTCTTGAATTATAAGTTCCTCTAAATGATCTCCATCTAAATGAAATAAATCAAATTTTGCGCCTTCATTTTCTAGTTGTTTCATTCCAGTAAGGCTATCTGCATGAATAAATCTAACACGATTATTAAAATGTTTATTAAGAACTCGAACTGCGGGTCCGGCATATTCATCACTTATATCAATTGCAGTAATCTGTAATGTTGGGTTTGCGAGTAACATGATAAAAAGTGAATGTCCTACATACGACCCTACTTCTAACACAGAGCTTGCGCGCTTTGCCTTGTCATATAATAGTTCTTGTTTCTCGTAAGAAGTATGGTCATATACATATGATCTACCATCAAATAAATAACCACCGCAATTTCCCGCCCACGATGGCCCCCACGCATCATACAATTCGTGAAAAATAGCCTTATGCTCCACTAATCTGTTTGTATACTCAGTATTATACTTCTGATTAATCTCTTCCATTATGTTATAATAATTTATATTTTTTTAAGTATTTGTTACATAAAATATTCAATAGTGTAAAATCATGGTATAGAACGTGCCTTTTTTTATGCGATATTATATTTTGAAGCTGTATAGCCCACTGGTATCGGCCAATGCACGCGGAGCATAAGACAACTTCGGGTTTGGTGGCGGAGGATCGGGAATCGTCACTTGTATATATCTCAACTCCACAGGTTTCAAGGAAAACGCATGTCCTGTCGTATCAAAGAAAGCCGTATCTTCAGCAAGATTGCTATCTTGTCTTTGATATCGCATCGCTACCATTTGACAACCTAATGCTCTAGACAATAAACTTCCAGGGTTCTCAGGATTGGCGCCATCATCAGGTAAAACGATTGACATGTTTTGTTTGTTATATGTTTTCATTTCATCAATATCAGGCGTATATTTGACACCATTTGTAAACTTGAGCGTTCGCATAAAAACGGAATTACTTGTCATGTTAACATATTCCTTAAAATCTTTATTTTCCATAAATGCGGTATTTGATTTATCCACAATGACAACTATTTTCCCTGCTAGGTCTAATAACGGCACATTTCCTAAATTTTTACCGGAATTTTCAAAACTATATTTCTTACCTAATAAATAATCATTCATGCCTTCAAATAGACGAGCCATTCGTGAATACATCTTTTGATTATTACTCATAATTCGTAAATGCAAAATGATAGGGTCATTTGGGTTGGGAGCGGTGCTAGTAGAATATGCAAAATTTTTAAGCACCGACAATACTTCAGCAAACTTGACATAGTTGAAGGTATCCTTTACATAAAAGTTGTTTCCGAGAGAAGTCGCGACAACCGGTTCATTATCGATGGAATATATTTCAAAATCAAACCCGCGAACTCCTTGTTTAAGAAGATCTTTCAATACACATGTAGAAACTGCGTCGTTCTCATAGTAGCCAACACTACAAGCATTATAGGCTGTTTTGATATAATAATCTTTAAAGGTGTAGGTATAATTATTAGGAGTATCCTTGATTTTGCTTTGGTTCGTTGTAATGGAACTAATTTTGCCATTGAGAGATGCATAGATAGTATTAAACGATTTGCATCCATTGGCTTCTAAATTGTTTACATAATCCCACCCCCAAATTGCAATAACTACTCCAATAGTAATTAATGCAACTACAATAGTATAAAATATCGAGTCGTCCATATCTGTTATAAATATATATTATATTATCAAAAATAAAAGAGTTAAATAATATTATTATATATTAATAACGACATGGCCGGAGGATTATTATCACTTATTAGTGAAGGACAACAATCCATTTTATTGTATGGAAATCCCTCAAAAACTTTCTTCAGGAGTACATATTCTAAAATAACTAATTTTGGAATGCAAAAATTTCGTGTAGATTATGAGGGTTCGCGAACCTTGCAACTGACCGATGAATCCACGTTTACATTCAAGATACCTAGATATGCCGATTTATTGATGGATACCTACATCTCAATAGATATGCCTAATATTTGGTCGCCGATTTATCCGCCGACCCCTGAGACTGGAAATAAATGGGCGCCGTATGAATTCAAATGGATAGATAATCTAGGTGCAAAAATGATAAGCAGTGTATCTATTACATGTGGCAATCAAAAACTACAAGAATTTTCAGGAGACTATTTGTTGGCACAAATTGAGCGTGATTTAAATGGAACAAAGCGTTTATTATTCAATGCTATGAGCGGTTCAGATGAATCTATGACAAACCCAGGCAATAGTGGTTCACGTGTAAATTCGTATCCAAACGCGTTTTATACCGCGTCAAATTCAGGACCCGAACCATCTATTCGTGGGCGCACCATTTACATTCCGTTGAATGCATGGTTTTGCAGTAAAACCCAGCGCGCGTTTCCACTCATCGCATTGCAATACAATGAATTGCATATTCATATAACCTTTCGTCCGATTAATCAGTTGTTTACTATTCGCGACGTGTTCGATCCATTTTACAATTATCCGTATGTCGCGCCGAATTTCAATTTAGAACATATGCAAATGTATCGGTTCGTCCAACCCCCGCCGGATGTTTCCTTAGCTGCGCCGGCATACGTTGATAAACGTGCTGTATGGAATGCGGACATACACTTGAACTGCACGTATTGTTTTCTCTCAAATGACGAATCTAGATTGTTTGCGATGAACGAACAAAAGTATATATTTAAGCAAGTGCAGGAGTCTATTTTCTATAATGTGACTGGTCCCAACAAGGTTCAGCTTGATTCGCTTGGATTAGTCTCGGATTACTTGTTTTATTTCCAACGCAGCGACGCAAATTTGCGTAATGAATGGAGTAATTATACAAATTGGCCGTACAACTATTTGCCGTCTGATTTAACTTTAGCCCCGACAGACGGAACATATAATGTAACTGAATTAGACCCTAGTGGAAACCCCATTCTTGTGCCAATTGGTCCAGGTGTAAATCCCGATGGATTCCAAACAGGGCTGATGTTAACCGGTGATTATAATAGTCAAAACACACGTGCAATTTTACTGCAAATGGGTATTTTGTTTGATGGTGAGTACAGAGAGAACATGCAACCAGCCGGTGTGTATAATTATATTGAAAAGTTTACCCGTACACCTGGATATGCTCCACCTGGATTATATTGCTACAATTATAGCATGAATTCTGGTGCGTTATATAACGATAATCAGCCCGCAGGCGCAACGAATATGAACCGATTTAATACGATTGAACTGGAGTTTAACACGACGATTCCAGTGTTGGATCCACTTGCACAAGTTCTTACTATATGCGATCCCAACTCGGGTGAGATTATCGGCATCAACAAACCAACGTGGCGAATCTACGACTACAATTTCGATTTGCATTTTTTTGAAGAACGAATAAACATGATTTACTTTGTGGGCGGTAATTGCGGATTAATGTATGCAACATAAGCAACATATTTTAGTCAATATTCGTCGACCTGTAAAAATATTATATTGTATTATTATCTTTGAATAATATAATAACGAAGAATGAATCACCAAAATATTTTAATTGGAGCATATGTATGTTATGTTATTCTTCAAATGTATGTTGTGAAAAACTATATATTAGATTGGCAGTCATTAATAACAGGAAAAAATGTCGACCAAATGAAATATAATTTAGCTCATAAGTCTGAATTGGCGAATGCATTTACAAAAGAAGTCATATCTAGAATGAAAATGTTAGAACATATGACTTATGATGATTGGCTTAATTATAATAATAAACATCCAATAGTAAATCATGGAGGTTATGAATATGATATTTCCATCTTTGAAAGGTCTGTAAATGCCCTAGAAAATTATTTAAGTAATAGTCATTATACATTAAGAGCAAATAGAAATGTAGAACATTTAGGATTATCAAATGCAGATTTAATAAGACAAACAAATTATGCTTTTTTATTTAGTTTATTTCAACCAAACGTCGATTTTCTTGAAACTATTTTTAAAGGTCCAAAATATGAAGATAACAACAACATATACGCGCATTATACGATGGACTCTTCAACATATCGTGCAGTAAAAACGAATGTTATTACTGGTGTTTGGAAAAAAGAAACAGGTAATGATAATGTTTTTGAAGGTGTTATATTAATTGAATATAGCTTAATAGACGTAGAAATACAATATTCAAATAAATATTTTGAGTTTATGGAAATGCCATTTATGGTAATGATAAGTATAGGAACTATATTAGCATCGCTACTTTTATACCACTCTTCAGGTCAAAATAATTTTTGGATGTCATTATTATTTTTATCCATCTTAAATATTTATATAACA